GGAACGACACCGGGTCGCTGACGGTCTCGGCGGCGATGCTCTTCTCGAGCACCTCCATCGGAGACCCGCCCTTTACCCAGGCCTCGCACATGCTATGGACGCAGGTGCCGATGGCGAGGATGTCGTTCCCCTCGTACAGACCGCCCGGCGCGTCCTTGCCCTGCCCCTCCAGCAGCCCGTGCTCGCGGCCCTGCTTGTACGCCCAGTTGATGAGCGCGCCGGGGTCCTTGACCCGCAGGACAGTAGTGACCGAAGGGATCTTTTTCCCGTCGGCGGCTTTGTAACCTAATGGTGGTGTAGGCACGGTCAGAACGCCAGGTCGTCGTCGGCAAAGTCCGACGCCAGCGCCGCAGGCGCGGCGGCAGGCTTCGGGGCCGGCTTCGGCGCGTCCACGATGCGGGCGGCGATCTTGTCCTGCATCCAGGTCGGGAGCTGCAAAAAAATCGCAGGGTCTGGCGCGTCCGTTGAGTACACCAGCGCCTCGCCCTCCATCACCGGAGCCGGGATTGCCTTCGGCAGCGGCATGATGGACGTGAGGTTGGCGTATGTCCGGTCGCCCTTCACGCTGTGCGTGATGTTGATGAACGCCGGCTTGCCGCAGATCTTCGAGAGGTCGAACTTCTTGAGCTCCTCCGGCGTAAACGCCCGGCCGCGCCACGAGGTCAGCAGCGCGTAGAGCGTGCTCTTCTCGTTGAGCGAGAGGCCGACGGTGCGCGAGATGACCGCCGGCAGGCTCTTGGTCTCGCCCTCCTTCGTGATCTCGACCCGGATCTCCGGGATCTGGAACCGCAGCACCACCGTGCGCTTCGGCGCAAACTGGCCGCCCGGTGACGGCTGGACGCCAAGGTCCACCACCATGTCGCACACGGCCGCATACGCACCCGCCTCGATGGGCTTGCGGGGCTCGAAACTGCCGCCAGAGGCGGCGCTAACAAACAGACTCATCGCTTCTCTCCTTCTTGGGTTGTTGAATCGACTCTTCGGATCTCGACCACGCCGTCGTGGCCTGTAAAAATTGAAAGGCCGGAAAACTTAAGCGCCTGCGCCAACTCGCCGACGCTGACGCCGCAGAGTCGCGCGCGGGTCGGGGCGGTGACGCTCGCGGCGTCCACGCGCAGACCCATCGTGCGCTCAAGGCTCTTGTAGAAGTTATCGACCGGGGCGCTCATACGAACCACCGCGAATACTTGCCCGGCTGCACGACGCGCGCGCGGATGGTCGGGTGCGGCAGCCGCTCGCGGCGGTCGCGCAGGCACGGCCACGGCGCGGGGCGCGCGTACATGAAGAGCGCCAAGACGCCGAAGAAAATTAGCGCCAAAAGCCCGACGGCTGCGCAGAAGGCGGTCTCAAGGGGAGTCATGCGGCCACCTCAGAGTAGGGGTCATAGACAGGCTCGTCGCCCGACTGCCACAGCCGCGAAGGCTTTGACCATACCTTGCCGTTGTAACTAATGTAGTGCTTGCCGACGCGACCTTCCGGCCATGTACGAGAGCCTTCGTCGCTCTCGTCGCGCAGCTTGCAGTAAACCTCAGAGGCCTGCTGCAACGAGTGAACCCATACACGATGGCGGCGGCCGATCACGAGCGTGAGCGGCTCAGACTCATGCGCGTAGAAGGTGCCGTTCTGCCGGTCGTCGTCCTCGTCGAACTCGTAGGCGCGCAGAAACTCCTCCGCCTGCGCGCAAGTGAGCGGCGCGGTCAAGGTCTTGACGATTGGGCTGCGGCGGCCATGCTGCCGAATCACCCGCACAATGTGAACGGTCGGCTCAGTACCGTTGTGCGGACCAAGCGTGGTGCCGATGAACTTGTCGCCGCTGCGAGCGCGAGCGGCGCGGGTTGCGACGGCGAGGTTTGCCATTGCTTGCCAAGCGGCTGCGAGGGGCATCTTTTGAGTGCTCTGTTCGTTCATGTTCGTCTCCTTCTATCACTTCCGGTCGGCAACATCGCCGCCCGTGGAAAGGATAGTCGCACAGCAGAAAACGGATTACAACCCCCCGGTGTAAAATATTTTCATACCCCCTTCCGTGGCCTATACCGAAGGTTGTACCATGTCAACATGAGCAGGAAAGTCACGCCGCAACACGCGGCCATCATCTACGCCGTGGACAAAGCCGGGGGCCAGTCGGCCCTCGCCAAGGTCCTACGGATCAGGCCACAGGCCGTCCAGAAGTGGTGCGCGCGCGGCAGCGTCCCGGCGCTGCGGGTGCTTGCGGTAGAGGCCGCAACCGGTGTATCACGCAAGGCCCTGCGGCCGGATATTTACCCATGAGCACCCAGTCAATCACCCGCGCCGGCGACCACGGCCCGCTCATCACCTACACCGTGTGGCCGGATGTGTGGCCCAAGGCCAAGACCGAGCACGCCGACGCGCCATGGGTCGAGCTCGTCCGAACCCTAGCCAACCCGCCGGCGTACATGTCGAAGGCCGCCTGCCCGCTGCTCTCTCTCTGCGAGTACGGGGACAACCCGTCCGACAAGGGCTACCTGCGCCACGCCGGGAATGTCGTCCGCGTCTACGGCATCGAGGTGGACTACGACAACGAGTCCGTCACCCCAGAGGAAGGCCAGGCGCGGCTGCAGGCCGCCGGGCTTACCTCGGTGATCTATACCTCGGCGTCCTACACCGAGGGCGCACCGCGCTGGCGCGCCATCCTGCCGCTTTCCGAGGCCGCGCTGCCGGCGCAGCGGGCCTACTTCGTCGCGCGCGCCAACCGCGCCCTGGGCGGTATCGCCTCGCGTGAGTCGTTCACCCTCTCCCAGTCCTTCTACTTCGGCCAGGTGCGCGGCGCCCGCTACAAGTTCCTAGAGACCCACGGTCGCTGCGTGGACGAGGCGTCAGACCTTGAGCCGCTGTATCACCAGGCGCAGGGCACCGACCCCAAGACTGGGCGCGACACGCGCACCAACAAGGACCTGCTCGAGGCCTTCAACCGCGGCGAGGGTCGCTACGAGGCGATGCTCAAGCTCTCAAGCCGCTGGGCCGCGCGCGGGCTTGATTACGACGATATCGTGGCCGCGCTGGAGGATCTGCTCGCAAACGGGTCGAGCATGAACGGCGACGGCGTCGACCTGCGCAGCCGCATCGAGCCGATGGCGGCGAGCGCCGTGCGCAAGTTCGCGGGCACCAGCCCAGAGGTGCGCATCAGCACGCCAGCCGTGCCGGCGCAGCTCGAAGAGTCGCCGCCAGTTGGCGCGTGGCAGGATGCGCCCGAGGCGCGCGGCATGGTCCGCAGCCTTGAGCCGGACGCTGCGGCGGTGACGCCGGGCGCCACGAACGCGACGGGCTTCTCGGTGGTGCTGCGCCATGTCGCCGATATCGTCGAGGAGAACCGCGAGCCGGAGTGGCTCCTGCACCATGTCATCGAGGCTAAGGTCGTGGCCGTCCTGGCGGGGCCGCGCGCGAGCTTCAAGAGCTTCATAGCCTTGGATTGGGCCATGCGGATCGCCAACGCCGGCAACCCGGTGGCGCTGCTCTCCGGCGAGGGCGGCGGACTCGGCAGGCGCGTCAAGGCGTGGATGCAGACCTTCGGCGGCGGCCAAGACCTGCGCGCGCTGCCCGTGCTCGCCCTCGAGCGCCCCCTCAACCTCAACCGCGAGGAGGAGATGGCGATGCTGGTCGAGGCCATGGACAAGGCCGGCATCCGGCCCACGCTCGTCGTCATCGACACGCTCTCCAAGTTCAGCGCCGGCATGGATGAGAACAGCAACCAAGAGGTGGCGGCGTACCTGTCGGCCGTGTCGCGCTTCATCCGCGAGCGGTACGACGCGAGCGTGCTGATCGTCGCGCACTCCGGTCACGGCGACGCCGACCGCCCGCGAGGCGCCAGCGCCCTTATGGCAAACCCCGATAGCGAGTTCATCGTCAAGCGCGCCGCCCAGCCGAACACCCACGTCGAGGTCACGAGGCAGCGGTTCAAGGACACCGGCGAGCTGCCGAACCTCGCCTACGAGGCCGAGGTCATCGACCTGGGCGCGGCCGACCGGTACGGCGAGCGGCTGACCAGCCTCGTCATGCGACAGAGCGTGGCCCAGGGGGAGAAGCCCATCACGGCACAGGCGCCTCAAGGCAAGTCGCAGCGCACCCTCCTACTCGCCCTCCGGGAGCGCCAGAAGCGGAGCGAGACGCCCCTTGTCTGGACCATGCAGGAGCTCCGCCAGATCGGCAAGGAGTGCGGGCTACCCCGCTCTTCTGTCCACGAGGCGGTCGAAAAGCTGGTCATGTCGCCCTTTATGACGGGCACGGTGGGCGGTTCGAGGCTCGCAAATGAGTGATGTTCGGATTTGTCCGGATTTGTCCAATCCGGACATTTCCGGACGGTCAAATTGTTCGGATATGTCCGGGTGTGCTTAGCACCCGGACATCCGGACAGACCCGGACATTGGTTCAGACACGGAGGAAGCATGAGGTACAAGACAAGTCCGTTGCGTAGTGTTGCATTAGAGCAACATAGTGCAGACACGCCACTAGCAAGGCGGATGGTCGAGGGTCTGGGGCAGGAAGGGTTCCAGATTGCCAAGGCCATGCAGTCGATGTTCAACGCCAAGGTCGTCCACTACCGCGACCAGCACGGCGAGGTCGGCACCGACCCGAGGTGGCCGGCGTGAGCCAGCAGAAGATTGACCTCAACCACACCGGGCCGCTCGAGTGGATGGATGACCCGTTCTGGGATAAGGCGTCAACGGATGGCCGGTTCTGTATCCGGGGGCAGCGGGTAGGCGATAAGGTCGAGTATGTAGTCTGGCGCATGGGAGCCGACGGGCGGGTGATCCCGCGGTGGCTCGGGGTGACTAACACCTTCGCCGAGGCGGCAGAGCTCGCCGAGAACGCGAGAGGCGAGAAGCCGCCCAGCATCAACCTGCTCTGGAAGGTGGCCGATGAAAAAGGTCGTTAAGCTCTGCCCGGTCTGTTTGACAGAGAACACGGGCGGCTTGCCTCACCGGCATCATCGAGAGGGGCACCGGAAGAAGTCGCGCACGATCGAGCAGATCAGCGAGATGGCGCGGCAGACCATCGAGGCCAACCAGGTGCGAGTCATCGTAGCCCAGGCCGTCGATGAGTCAAGGCAGCCGGAGCCGTGGGCCGACAAGCGCACCCGGTACCATCGAGTCTATTACCAAGCGAACCTCGAGCGTCGCAGGGAGCAGACCCGGCAGAGCAAACGAGACCAACGGATGCGGCGCCGGCTGCGTCCCTTGATTGCTGGCCTGTGCTATGCGGTAGACTTGGGCCGATTGACTGCGAGGTGGTGATGGGCATCAGACAACGACAACGCGGCGCCGAGACCGAGCGAGAGGTCTGCGACAAGATTAGCCAGGCGACCGGATGGGTCGTGAAGCGTGAACTCGGGCAGGCTCGAGACGGTGGCTGCGACATTCGACTTGGCCGGTTCGTGGTCGAGGTGAAGCGACGCAAGAGCATCGCGGTCTACGATTGGGTCGACCAGGCGAGGGCAGCGTGCGCACCTTACGAGATCCCGGTGGTCATCTGCCGGGGCGATAAGCGTGAGTTCCTCGTGGTGCAGCCCTTGGAAGATTGGCTGAAGATTGCAAAGGCCGAGCTGCCCGAAAGATGAAATGCCCGAAGTGCTCCAAGCCTAGCGAGGTCGTGAAAATTTACCAGTTCCCGACCGAGGCGAGGCGTCGGCGGGAGTGCCTGACCTGCGGCCATAGATTCACGACCTCAGAGAAGCTCTGGCGCAGGGTCTACGCCGAAGAGATACGCAACCGACCGTCTCCTCGAGCGACGCGGCAAGAGAGACCGGAGCCTGTGAAGCGGCGCTGGTCTAACTTCGACGTGGTGCCGGTGGATGGTTACGACATGGACTACGAAGACGTCAGCACCTATGTGCATGTGAGCGACTGATGGCAGGGACACCAATCAAACGGGCGAGGCGGGAGAAGGCGCTGGCGGTCATGGAATCGCCGGCCTTCTGGGACCAGCTCTGGATTCATCTCGCCGAGGGCAACAGCCTGTCCTCGTTCGTGAAGGGCAGCGAGATCCCTTATCAGCTCTTGTGGGAGACGATCCAGTCCGACCCTGCGAGGCATGAGAAATTTGAGCTGGTGCGGACTGCGCGTGCCCTGGCGAACGCGGAGCGCATTGAAGCGCTGGCCGACCAAGTGGAGCAGGAACAGATCGACCCGAACGCCGCGAAGGTTGCGATGGGTGCGAGGCAATGGCTGGCCGAACGGATGGACCCGAAGCG